GCGTACCTTAGTAGCACTGGGGCCTCATCAATAGCTTCGCTCTGAGCACTATCTCTCTTGTTTCTCCAACCAAAAGCCATGTGCTTGTTTGTAGAGTTATCAAAATTAGAAGAATCAGCGCAAACTCCCACTAATATTTGGGGTTTTGGCTTATCAGTTCCAGAATCACTTCTAGAGTCACCTGTCATACTGATTAGCTCTAATCGTAGTCTCAAGGCAAACGGGTGAGCAAATGTGACCAGACGACCCTCTGCATCCCTTAGTGGCTTTGCAAAAATATCGCCTGCCGCCAAAGGAGATGCGGATGAGTGTGTTGTGCCATGAGTCTTGTTGTATGTGACAACAGACGATGTTGCGTTTTCAACAATAGAAGAAAGAATAACGGGGCTGTTTTGTTCTGTAATGACATCAGAATCGAGCAAACGAAACCGTTGCCACCCCAACGTAGCATGAGTTGATTTGCCCATGCTGGTGTGACTAAAGTTTCCCGGTACTCGACTTGTTCTAATCATTACGAAGCAGTAATCCTATTTACGAAGCCATGAATGCTGACTTTGTTCGCCGTCGTTGAATATGCCTTAACGACCAAACTATTTTGAAGAATTAGACCTGGAACCACAAGGATTGTTTCGTTGGGTTGGATGACGTTTATGATGTCATTATCTACAGACGTTGTGCCCCCAAACTGAATCACAAGAGTCTCTGCGGAAGTGTTTGTATTTGTTGCGTACAGATAAATTTCATCGTACTCACCAGCACCCGTGACATTATTGGCTGTATGGATTGTAGTGCCCGCACTAGCTGTTGCCGCCACTTTCACTCCAATGCCGTCTGTGCCACCACTGAGTTCTTGTTTTGCGATAATTGCCATTGTATTTCCTTATCGTCCGAAGACCTGTGTATGTAAAATGAGGTTCACATCATTTGCGGCAGTTCCACCACCACCAGCAGCAGACGATCCTTCTGTAAGTCGAATGTCGTTACCAGCATCATTTGTGAAGTACAACTCGTTAGGTGCTTCACTTTTCACCCACAACTGACCAAAGGCTGCTGTGTCTGCAGGCGCGTTCGCCATTTCTTTCAAAGCTATGGAAGCTGAAGCACCATCAACGGTTAACGATGATGCGTGAGTCGTCGAACCGTTGACTACAACATTACCGTTTGTGTTGATCCGCATACGCTCTGCGGCAGCATCTGCTGCTGATGTTTTCGTAGCAAAAATCATGG